ACCAGTCATTGTATCACCATCTACATTAACGAACCTGTTATCAGATTCTGTTTCTGTATAGTAACGGTCATCGTGGTTATGGTTTACACTTGTAGTAATTGTAATATCACCGCTACCATCAAAGTCAGCGTTACCAGTTACCGCACCATCAACAGCAATGTTTCTTGCTGTAGTTAATGTATCTGCACTACCTGCGCTACTTGCTGTAGTTGCTGTAGAAGCGTTACCTATTAAATCTGCCTCAACATCTTTATTGAACCTAAATCTATCACTAGCACTAACGTATGTTAAAGTAGCACTAGCACCATCAATGGTAATTCCTGCACCATCGGCAGCAGAAGCATTTGCAGCACCACTAGCAATAACTATGTTCTTATCATCAACAGTAAGCGTAGTAGAATTGATTGTAGTTGTAGTACCATCTACTTGTAAGTTACCTGCAATAACAAGTGTACCTGTATCGTCACCGTGAGTAGCAGGGTCAATAACAAAAGTAGAAGGCCCACGCAGATACCCTGAAAGGGTAATATTTACTAAAGATAAACTTCCTGAAAGCGTTTGTGTTCCTGTATCAGACAAAGAAAGATAGTCTGAATCATCAATACCAATAGTGATTGTAGAATTACCTGTTTGGTTAGCAGTAAATGTACCGCTACCACTTAAAGAACCACTAGTACCAATAGTCAGCGTACCATTTCCTATGGTATTACCTGTATCTTCAATATCAGTCTGAAGTTGCAGGATAGCCTCTCTAACAGGGTCAAACTTATTATTATTGGGTATTTTAGAAACGTCAACCGCCATTATTTATTCTTTTTATTGTTAGATACAACAATAGACGAGTCTTCCAACTCGCCTATCTTTTTGAGGAATGCAAATAGTTTTCTTACGTTTTCCTCTTTTGGTTTGTATTTACCTCTCTTATCCAAGATAGATTCCACCGAAGTTAACATCCCTATCAGGGTTCATATCTTCGTTAGCTGTACTAGTGTATTCAGGATATAGTGTGCTGTTGTGATCCATATAATCCATGAATCTGCGAGTGTAAAATTCAGCAGTTTCTAATGCTCTAGCTGCTAACATATTCAGCTCATCCATAGAAACATTATCGCTGTTCTCTGAACGATGCTTATAGACGCCTCCATTGCCTACTGAGAAGGCTGCAAATGGAAGATAATCAGCTTGGGTGAACCATATTAGCATTGGCTTGATATAAGTGTCTACAAGCGTCTTATAATCGCTATTTCCTGCATCGTCTAGTTCGCCATCTACGATTAATTGTTGTAGCTTCTTATATAGCTTACCACCTAGATAGTTTTGTATGTGTGTGTCTTGAGCGACCTCAACAAACTGCACGATCTTATCAGGGTCTACATTACCACTAATGATTGACTTCTTCTTAATGTCCGCTATGCTTACAAATAGTGCCTTGTTTGCCATAATTACTTAGTTGTTGGGTAAGCACCTTTGTTTGGCATGTCTTTTGGTGCAACAGCAACCTCGCTTGGGTTGTTTGGCGCTGTGTAACCATCAGCTAATGCTTCATCTTCGCTTACTTGTGTTTTCTTTTTATATACTCTTTTCTCCCAGTAGTGGTGACAGTTTTTACCACCCTTGAACTTGAACAGAGAGTAGTTTCTACCTTGATGTCCTAGTTCTTTATTTACCCCCCTGAAAGACATTTGGTTGATGTCCTCTAGCCTGTATACTACATCCTTCTCTGTCAAGGCCTCCATCTGCTGACAGAATTGTCTGCTATCAGGTGACTTTCTCATAGGCATATATGCGTAACGAACCTTGTAACCCTTGTTGTCCTGCTTGCTTGCATCTGCTAGATCTACTCTCTCTGTAGACACCAGTTCCCAATCATCAGAGATTACCTCTCCTAGATCCTCCAACTGCTCAAACAGATCACTCATTTCTTCATCTGACAGATCTTGCATTTCTTCAGGCACTTGGCTTGACAGTTTCTCTCCTGTTTCTTCTTCTCGTTTAACTTTGGTTGAGATGTTGTCAAGTTCTGTAAATTCAATTGGCTGTAGTGTTACGAAGTATAGGTTAAGGTAAATATCATTAAACGCAAGGATCTCCTCAAGGCCCTCAGTAAGTTGCTGTTGAAATGGTCTGATCACCATGTTATCCATAATAATAGACGCAGTTCTTAACTCCTCAGCATTGTTACCAAATCCTGTGTTGTCCTTGATACCAAGTAAAATAGGTGACACAATTCTGTGTCCTAACATTATCTTCTCTCTCGACTCATCAGCAAGGAACTGATATTGAGCATGCGCATCAGGTAGATGAATTGGATCAATAGTCGCTTGCTCCTCACTTGACTCGTTGAACGTAAGTATGAATTTGCCTGCATTCGAGCTTCCACTAAATTTATCATATATCTTTCTCTCTATAAGTTCCTGAGTTTCCTCGTTAGGTATACCATTATTAAAGTTTACCAATAACGAAGGCTGTAAGCCATTCTGTATATTGTTGATGTGGTAGTTTGCAACCTCTTCCTCAAGTTCAGCGTACTGAAGACACCCATTATAATCAACAGGAGCATAGTAGTAAAATCCTGACTTATAAGGCTTGAATATATAAAGTTCAACAGCCTCACCTTTAGAGCCGTTACCAAATGTAGGAATTCTTTTAGGTTTGTCACTAGGTTTTAGTTCTGACCATTTTGGATGATAGTAATATGCCTCACACTTACCGTTCTTAGCCTTCTCAGCTCTCAATGTTTCCATTGGGAAATGACGTACCTGAACGATCTTAGTCTTAGCCTTATTGTAAACAACCTGTACAGCGCCCTGTCCTAATAACTTATAGTCATTGACTAGCTTGCGCATGCAAGAAGGCTTAAGAAGCAGCTTCATCTTAGCATACATCTCAGGCTTTTCCTTGCTATCTAGTGCATCTAAACCTCTACCATAGATCATCTCTGTGATACCATTGATACAACAAGCATTAGTTGGGCTGCCTAGATACTTCTCTATTAAAGACTCGAAATAATCTTGTCCATCATCACCTGCTAGGTAAAGCACCCAATCTTTTCTGTCATCCTCAATCACCTCAGGTGACTGGTAACCACTTAAGTTAACCACCTTAACACTATTCTTATAGGTCTTGGTTTGTTGTGGCATGTTTACTAATCTTACTCTGTTCTTAGCCATATTACAATACTATATACTCGTCATTACCATCGTTACGTTCTGTGTATCGCTCAGGGAATGAGAATATCTCTTTTTTATTTGTTTTGCTTGTTATGTAGATCAGATCTCTATAGAAAACATTTGTAGACGTTGCCATCTCAAACGCATATATTTGATCCTCCTTGAATGTTATGGTTGGTGTCATGCTGACCTCAATGTAGTTTCCATTAGAAGAAACCTCCCATGTAAAAGTAACATTACTTTCTGATTTACTTGTACCGTTTTCTGTAAGAGTTATTGAACATAGGTCAAGATCAGCAGCCTCAAACGATGAGGGAATAATGCTAAATGTTTGCTCTGTTTGTATAGGTCTTAATCGTATCACAATAGGATAACTAACTACCTATGTTTTTGTTTTTTATTGAGCAAAAAAAAGAGGCCTTACAGGGCCTCTCTTTTTTTCAGTGATACTATTCTTAAGAGTTAGTACCAGCAGTAATAGTAGCAGTAGTGTCAGTAATTGAATCCTGACCGTTGTCACCTTGAGCAAGGAAGTTAGCAGGTTTACGCTCCATACCAGTTAAGGTAAGAGTATATCCTGATAAATCTCCCATAGCACCACCAGTTACAATAGTACCTCCAGTAACATCCATACCGTGCTCTAATCCAGCAACAAATACGTTGCCATTGTAGTCCTCTACTAAAACATGAGGGCGACCAAAGGCTAATAGCTTTAACTCTTTGTGATCTTCCTTAGTAAGTTTGTGTAGGGTAAGTTCTAATACTTGCTCGAAAGCAGTAGTTCCGTTTTCTCTGTTAGCTTGAATATTCTGTGTAAAAGATGATGTTCCTTTAACTTCGTATTCGTAAACAGAAGGAGCACTACCAAATGTAGTAATTACATCTGTGTCAGTAGCATCGTAGGTGATAGCACCTAGATCACCAAAGTCAGCAAAATATACTGCTCTGATACCACCAACTACATCTTTGCAGGGCTCTTTTCTTCCTAATGATAATGTGCAGGCCATAGTTAAGTTTTTATTATTAAAAAAGGGCAGGCAGGCTCTTGGCTCACCTACCCTTCTTCGTTATTAATTAATTTATTATGCTAGTGTTAATAACACTAAGTCAGATCCGATACCGTACTGTACACCAGCAGTAAAGCGCATGATTACTCGTACATTTTGTGAACCATCAAGGTCAGCCATATCAATAACTTTAACCTCGTTGTGGTCAGATAATAGACCAGTACCGAAGTAAAGGTTAGAAGCCTCACCAGCGATGATGTGGTCAGAAGGCATTCCTGGAGCATGTTGGATTTTAACACCATCAAAAGATAAAGCGTTTCCGTTGCTGTACCATTGTGACCCTTGAGAGTTAACCCCTGCTGCACCTAATCCTGAAGCACCAAATCCACCTAATGAACGGATGTATGCTTTGTAAGCGATAGTTGGAACATAGATAGTTAAGTCCTCACGACCATAAACAGTTGAAGGAACTGAATCTAAAGTGTTCTCAAGCAGAGAAACGATGTTAGAAGCTGTGAAAGAAGTTTCAGAACCGTTAGCAGCGTCATTAACGTCAGCGTCAGCAGCCATAAGAACTGAGAATCCATCAAACTCACCAGCAGTAGCGTTTACACCACCCCAAATGTTTTGCTCTGTTTTCTCTGCAACTTTACCTGCTACATGAGCGATAAGGAAGTCAGCAAACTTTGGAGGAAGTTGATCGAATGCACCAACACCCATTTGAATAGCCTCCCAATCAGATCTAAAGTCTTTTTTACATAGCTCAACATTTACTTGGAACTCCTCAGGCTGAAGAATACGCTCAGTTAATGTTACGCTTCCTGTATCGGTGAAGTCACAAGTTGCGTTAGCGATTAATCCTGAAGTATCAACTTTCTTGATAACTTCTTTGTACTTTACGTTTGGTTTGATACCAATCGCAGATTCGTTCAGGGTCTTACCTGAAAGAAGTGCAGCAGAAATATACTGTCCAGCAAATTCCCCTGCGTAGGTTGTAGTAATACTAGTAGTAGTAGCCATTTTTATTTGTTATTTTACTTATTAAACATTTTTTCGTAAACCACGCTCATTGTGTTGCGAGGTTTGTTTTGCTTGAAGAAACTCATCTTTGGAGATTCATCTGCTTCAGGCGAGTGTGTTAAAGGCTCAGCAGCAGGCTCGTCAGCAGACAAGTCAACTTGCTCAGGCTCTTGAGCAGATAATTCTTCGGCAGGAACCTCTGTTTCCATTTCCTCAGAACCCATCTTCTCTATAATGGCCTCATACATGGCCTTCATTTCTGCAACAGCAGACTCTAGCTCTTCTTTAGTGGCATATTTCATCTCCTCAGGAGCCTCCTCTACAGGAGCTTCTTCAGGTGACTCTTCACCATCTACGGCTAGTTCTTCAGCGTCTTTAACTTCCAAATCCTCAGCAGCCATTTCTACTTGCTCCTCTACAGGCTCAACTTGTGGCTCTTCAGTAGAAAGTAAGACTGATCGTAGTTTTTCTACAATTTCACTTGCTTTCATAAATACTTAATTTATATTAGGTTAACTATTGATTACTTATTCTGTTGTATTTTCAACTATGGGTTAGCTGCCTGACATTCAGCGCAACTTGCATAAGCAACAGACACACTCTCTGTGTGTAAGCCTTCAGATTGCTTTTCCTCTGTTACTGTATAGCATTCATTGTGTCCATTCTCAAGCGTAAAGAAGTATATTTTACCAATCTCTAGTGGATTGTCATGAACATGAATATGATGCGCATGTTGGTCGTCACAACTTTCAATTATATATCCATACCAAACACCACTACCAAGATCAGCCTCACCATAGATATTTCCTATGCCTTGATTGATCATATTCCCCTTACAGCACTTACGACTATACTTTCCGTTTTTACACAAACAAGCCCTTCTGTTTTCTCTAGGGCTTGTTCTGCTTGGGTTGTATCTACTTCTAAATCTCATCTAATCCTTTAAGTTTAGACTCAACCCAGTTCTTCATTGACTTACCGCCCCACAGTAGATACGAGATAGTACCGCACGAATTTGGCTTTTTGGGATCGTAATACGCTTCTGCACGACTTAAATAGCTGTAGATTCTTTTTAATGTTGGCAACGTAAATTTCTCCTTCCTTGAAATTTGCTGTGCCCTTACTTTCCCCACCTGTGTTGCGCATTTATTGTTAAGCTCTTTATTGCGTTCAATACCTAGTTTTGCGTTGCTTACAGCGCTATCAGGATAGCCACCATAAGACTCTAACTCTACCTGTTCTTCTAGTGCTGCTACAGCCTCTAAAAGAGCATATTCCGCTTGTAGTTCCTCAAAGCAATCGGAGCAAAGTTCTTCCTCCACATCTTCTTTAGGTCTATCAGCGTTATCAGTAAAGTAACCTTCAATACTAAAACCTTTAACCTTACCTGTCTTAACAAATTCATTCCAAATTTCTTCATTATTAACCTTAACTGAAACCATCCATGTGCCTTTTGGCATATTTAGGTTGTAAAATGCAGATTTATCTTTCTTTTCATCCTCTACGATCCAAGATTCGACCACAGACATGCCTTTTAGGGCATATTCATGCTCTAATGTCGAATTATTCTGATTGCCTCGTGATAAAAAGAGCTGAGATGCCTTCCTTACAGTGTCCTCACTAAAAAAGATCTCATATTCTCCTCCAAGCTCGTTTCTACGATAGATTTTCTTGTTTGGGATCAGCGCAGGGCCCATTAGGATGCGCTTTTCGTTGTCTACCTCTGCTAACTGCACCTTTTGGGCGCTCAGAGCAACAAAATCCTCTTCGATAGCAGGGTTTTCTACTATTGATATGGCTTGGATGCCTGATTCTAGACTTTCTTCGTCTATAAATAACTCAAAAACTTCCATATAAGGATAACTTATTAGTTCTACTTTGTTTTAAATTGATGCACCCTCTACAATCTTACGATCCATCTCCTGTGCAGACGTTACGTCAGAGGATACCACATAAGCCCTTAGTGGCTCATTGTTAGACGCTCCAATAGCCTCAGCTAACTGGTTTTGACCACTAGCACCTACCACATTAAAGTCAGGAACAGCAGGCTTACTAGCAGATTGACCACTACTACCACCAAGATTAACAGGCGCATCTGAAAGTGATGCAATCTCTGCCTGACCTTTTCTCTTAGCAGAAACAATAGACGCTATAACACCACCAATACTTAAAGCAAACGCTGCAATACCCAATGGGCCTAAGCTCGCCATAAAAGAACCAAGCGACATATTAGCACCAGCCATATTTTCTGCTGCTTTAAGGTTTACCCCATTAATAGCAATTTGTGCCTGAACGCCTGAGATCAAACCTGCCTTTAATTGCTCCTGTATAATAGACAACTGAGTAAGCCTAGTTTCCTCAATAAACTTCTGCTTCATAAGCATGCGCTCTCTGAACATAGCCCTCTCTTTCATAGCCATCTCCATAATAGAGAACATCTGCTTAACAGCAAACATATTGTACTCAGCCTTAATTCTATTTCTCTGAATATTGTTCTCTTTTCTTTGCAGGTCTGTTAACTGTTGTTCCTTCTCTTGTTTAGTTAAGTCATCGTTTTGCTTAATCAAATCTCTCTCCTCATTAAGCCTACCTATCTGACGCTCAAACCTATGCTGAGACATGTTGCCTAGCTCATCCATAATAGTACTAAAGCCTGACAAGATCTCACTGATCCTGTTGGTTCTTTCCTGCATAAGCTCAACCTCTTTATCAAAGTATTCGCCAATTGTTTGTAGGTTTTCCTTTAAGGCCTCTTCCCTTATCTTCTTCTCCTTATCAGCCTGCTTCTTAGCTGCTTTTTCAGCCTTCTCTGCTCTTTCATTTGCATCCTCATCAAGTATAGCCTGACGTTGGTTAGCAAAGTCCTGCTCGATCTTCATAATAAGATCCTTGCTTGCCCCAAGAGCCTTAGCCTCTGCAATAGCATCCCTTTCTGCTTGGTTAAGCCTTATGATACCCAACTCATCACCCTGAGCCTCTAGGTTATCTGTATATTCTTGATTTAGCTCTGCTAAACTAGCAAGTCGATCTTTTTCTTTGTCGTGAGACTCTTGTTTAATCTCCTCTTGCGCCTCATAAAGCTCTCTCTCTTTTTCTAGTATACTTAATAGTATTTCTTGATAAGCAGCAGTCTCTGTAGTTCCTGCCTTAACAGCCTCCTTAGCTAAGTCCTCTTTTAACACCCTAAGTTCCTCTGCTAGTCTTTCAGGGCCCTCCTTAAAGTTTTGCAGTATTCTAAGCTCTTCTACATAGGCAGCAAGATCCTTCTTAGCGTCATCTAGGGCGCTAGCCTCAAGGATTTTATTTAGCTCGTTTTGAGCATCAGCAGCAGCAATAGTAGCATCAGACACCTCACCTAAGATTTCCTTAAGCTCGTTGTTTCTATTTATTTTTTGACCTAATGCTTGCATCCTACCAGCATAAACAGCAGGATCCTCTATCTTGTTTATCTCCTCTCTCTCCTTATTAAGCGCCTCCTCAGATATTAACTCTTGCTTTAATTGATCTTTATACTTCTCTGCGATCTTATTCCTCTTATCCTCTGCCTCATTAAGCGCCATTCTTTTATCAAGATAATCCTCAGTAAACAATCTTCTTTGCTCCTCATTAATACCTATCTTATCTAAGGCCTCAGCATACTTATCATCAGCAGCAGCTAACGCACCCATTATCCTAACCCTATTTTCAATTAGATCTTCGCCATTCCTGTATAAGTCATTTAAAGCCTCTAGGGTATTCTTCTCTATTAATAATTGCTCGTTAAAGTCTTCAGTCTTTTCCTTAGCCTTATCCTTCTTCATGTTGTAGGCCACAAGCGCTGAGGTGATAATATTGATGGCAACTACAACCCCTGCTGGGCCGATCATTGTTTGAAGCATAGACTGTAACGCCTGCTTAGTACCACCTGACTTATTACTAAGATCCACAAACTGTTGAGATAGCTGTTGTATGTTGTTAGCCATACCCATAAGTCCAAAAGGAGCATCACCAATAGTACGACCAAATTCCGTTACAGCAGAACCTGCTGCACCTGCTGAAGAGGAGGTTCCTGCCATTGCTTTATTAAGCATGGTAGATTTGGCAGCAGCCTCAGCCTTTCTAGCCGTAAGACTTGCAATCTTCTGCTCAGTTTCTTCAATCTCATGCTGCTCAAGGTTCATGTTTCTGAGCCTTTCCATCTGAACTTGAATCTCCTGCTCATAATGCGCAACAGAACCTTCTTGTACTATCTCATGCTCTTTTCTAGTATCAGTAAGGGCATCTAGCCTATCCTTAAGTTGTTGTAGCTGTTCGTTGGCTATACGGTACTGCTTATTAGATAGGATTCTGTTATCCATCTCAGTCTGCATAGCAGCGATCTGCGCACGAAGACCATTAGCAGAATTCTTAAGCGCCTTCTCTTCTTTGCGTCTAGTATCTGTAATCTTAGCGATCTTAGCGTCTAGCTTATCAATCTGAGCCTGATACTTAGAGTAGGCAGCATTAGTGGTACTTAAAGACTGCTGTAGGTTAATCCAACCCTCACGCTCCCTAGTAAGTGCCTTAAGGCTACCCTTCATAGCGTTCTCAGTAGACTTATATGCCTTATTTATCCTGTTCCTAGTGGCAGTGGCCTTTTCACCAAGCTCATCAAAGCCCATCTTAAGGTCGCCAATCTTAACCTTAGAGTTGCCATAATCTACCTCAATCTTTATGTAGTTCGTTGCCATCTATTTCTTATCTTTTGTTTAATTTGTTTGAACGCTTCCTTGTATGTTGATGGGTACTTCTGCGCACCCCTTGCAAAGTCTATATCAGGATCCCCTGTAGGCAAATCCTGCTGTAGCATGCTAAATATTGATTTAATCATAGTAGTTAATCAGTTCAAATTCAGTTCTACCATCCTTGAGGTTGGTCTTCATTGTGTTTATTCTATACTTCCTACCACCTATAATGATCACATCGTACATCTCAATATCTATAATCTTATTTACAGGAAGCACTGCGGTGACCTTAGTGAGCCTATTTTTACTATCGAATACATTTACTATATAATTCTCATAAAAGCGCTTAAATAGCGTTTCTGAGGCTGTGGTAAGTGTATACTCACTCTTCTCTGCGTTAAAGTGGAGGTTATTAGATGAAGCATTGTCAATTACCTCTGTATTAGATGGCATATTTATTGATAAGCTGCTGCCTATTTGTATCCTGTTATCATTAGCAACGAAACCAATGTCTACGCTAGGTGACTGGTTGTCTATGTATAGTAAAAGAGGCTTGCCTCCATAGGCCTCCTCATTCTCATTGACATAGTATCCTACCTGAACACCTGTGTTGCTGCTTAGGTTAGAGTTGTCAAATAGTTTCTCGAACTTAGCATGAGCAAACGCAGGCTCCACCTTATAGATCTCGCCATCTAGTTGCGCTGAGTGTTGGTACTCTACACCACCCCATTCTACGTCAGATAGCTCCTGTAGGTGTTGATTAGCCAGTATGGTTTTTGTATCAGCATACTTAAAGAAGATCTCTTTAAATGGTATTGCTGTGTTTACCTGTGACTTGGTAATATCTATATACTTAGTGATCTCCTGATCCCTAGATCTAGCATAGTAGGTGTCTAGTGGTTCTACTTGGATAGTGTCGTCATCCTGAACATAGGCCACTAGGTTAAACATCTTAAATAAGCTAGATAAGAAGTCTATGATCTTCATCTCAGGCAGGTTCTCTGCTATATTAAACTTGAAGCTCGACTCATAGGTATTGTCTGTGGCTGTTTCTGTTTCTACAGTGCTTGTTCCTTGTTTGTACTGCCAAGTAAGTGACGTAAAGACAATTGGCTCGTCATAGGTTCTGATATATGCAGAATACTGATCGCCTGCTGAAAAAGCGCCTGTGCTAAACGTAGGGGCAATAGTTCCTGTAACCTTCTCATATACCTGAACAATAGTACCATTCTTCTTGATGATCAAGTCATACTCGCCCCTAGAAGTAGAGGTTACATTACCCAAGAACACCAATGTGTCATTAGCCCCTGCATTGCTAACAGGAACTGCATCACCATCTACGTCTATATTAAAGTATGTCTGAAAATTAGTCTGTGTAAAAGGAACTTTCTGCTCATTACCTGCCTCAATGGTTATCTGACCTGTCTTTCTGTGACACCACATATAGATCTTATGAATATCTTTAGTGGCATCATGGAAAAAGCTACTAGTATCAAAGTTGATCGCAGAGTACTTAGACTCAATAGCGTCTATAATCTTGTCTAGCCTAACAGCGTACTTTAACTGTCTGTGCTTTACCCCTTGTACCTTAGTTCCCCAATATAGGTTACCTGACTGCTCAGACTCTACCCCTGAATCATAGTATAGCCTTTGACTATGGGTAATTAGTGGTAAGGAGATCCCTACCTGTGTGCTACCCTGCGCATCTACAGCATTTAGTGTTTGTAGGTTGCTTAGTATCTTGGTTGAGCTATATTCAAAGTCTATATCTAGTGCTGTTAGCGAAGGTAACTTATCCTCGCCTAAAATGTCCTTTAGTTCAATCACACTACCAAAGAAAGTAACCTTATAAGCATAAGGCTTGTTACTTCTCATGTCCACACCATCTAGGCGCATCTTACCCTTCTGAAAGGGTAGGTAGTTGAGTTCTATAATAGCATCCTTCCTAGTCCTAGCATCAAACCCATTGTCGATGTCAAAATTGTAGTAGTGCTGAAATATTCTGTTATTAGTCTTAGACGCAGGGACAGAAAATTGCTTACTAAAGGTAGTAAACACCTTAGAGATATCCCTAACATTCTTTATGCTTTGGGTTACCTCTACACTCTCGTCCTTGAACATCTCAAGACGCTCATTCTCTATGTATAGCTGTATTGCCTGCATTAGCGTACATTCTGTATAATATCGTGAGCAAACTCAAAGTCTAGTGTATAACTGACCATCTTATCATTGACAGAGGTTCTAATTACTAGGCTCTTGCTGTTTACCGTAACTGGTGTAACATCACTACCTACAGTCATCCAAACCCTCTCTGATAATATGAGCTGCTTAATTGGTTCGTTAATATCCTCAGAAACATAACCAGTAGTTAAATTCATAGATTGTCTACCCTGTACATCGAAGTCCTTGTATTGGTGTTCTGAGATGCTGTAGCTTTGATTCGTATGATCAAGTATGTTGGCCTTATAGTTATCCTTACTAACAGACATTGACTCTGTAGACTTACCCATAAAATACAAGTCTTGTAACGCACCAAACTTATTAACAAATGTTATCTTATAAGTGTCGTACATAGAACAGTCCATATACTTAACATCAAAAGAATCGTATGCTGAGTCAGTAGAATAATAAACCCTAACCTCATCTACTGTTTCTGATGTAAAAGGATAAGCAATCTGTGCGCTACTTTGTCCGCTAGATGAAATAGTATCTGATTCCAACAAAGAACCTCCACTGTAATACTTTACCGAACTAACCGCATTGGTAGACGCACTGGTATATACAGGTATTCTAACCTTCTCTGATGGCGGAACCCATATGGTAGTATTGCTAATTAGGGCTCTAGTGCTTAAGGATGGGTTAGCCCCTTCATTATAATATCCATAACCATCAAACGCAGGAATAGCTGCGTCAGAGTTAATCTTAACCCAAGCAGCAGCACAAGGATACGAAGTCCCTACTATTGGAAACGTCTGATCTATATAATCCCTAACTAGCTCGCTTATCTCAAATACTGCCTGCCCATCAACAGCGTCTTTAGTTAGTGTATAGGTGTTGGTACTTGGGGTGGATATAATATCCCCTGTCCATATCTTTAGGTTTAATGTCTTAGATCCTGAGCCTGACATCTCATAGTATCTAGGACTCCTTACGTTTGCTTTTATGTTAGTTGCCATCTATTATTCTTTAAATATAAATTCGAAGAAGTCATCTACGTCTAAGCCGAATGCTTCTACCAGTTCCCTGTCTAAGTTTTTAAAGTGTTTTTCGTATGCCTTTCTAAAGAATTTAGTAGGCTTAATACCATAAGCCAATATACCTGCCCCTAGACCCATAAGGCCCCACTTCCTGTCATCCTCAAGAAATGTAAATCCAACCCTTCTTGCCCAACGATCTAAGTTTTCTCTCATTGCTTTTGATGGCATAGTAGCCTGAAACTTAAAAGGAGTACCACTTACCTGATTGTACATAGGACTGCTTCCCTTAATACCCTGATCAATACCCTCACCATATTGACCTAAGTCAAACTTAAGGCTCATAGAGTTAGGCATCACCCTAGCAGCAAAACTAATCTTCTCCTCTAGGTTACCCATAACGGTTATAGGCCTATTATTATTTCCACTACTTTGAAGGTTCTTCTTGGCATCAGCAACTACGCTGTCGCCAAAGCTATTAAGCACCCTCTTCATCTTTACAGGATCAAATGCCATTAGCAGATAGAGATATTATTAGGTACATCTATTTGAACAGTAAGTGACCACCCTGCAAGCTCATTCTCATACTTATCCTTAAATGGGTTACATACAGGATCCCCTACTAGTTGAAACTTGTTGCGATATAGGTCGCCCCTCCTTAACTCACTAACTAGCTCGTTTGCTATCTGTAGCTGAGTATTGTAAACGTCTACTAGGTTGGTGGCATCCTGCCTGTCACCCTTATCATTCTCATTATAATCCTTCGTGTAATCTACTATATCCATAAATAAGAACTCTAGCGTCACCCTAATGGTATTGCTAGTAATCTCACTCTGCCCAAGTGTAAAGTGGACTAGTGGGTAGATCTCTGTCTTGTTAAGCGCCACCTCCAAGATATCACCAAAGGTGACATAGTTGACTATTGGGTTTTCCCTAAGAAAACTTTTGATGTTGCTTATAATGTCGTATATGTTCGTCATTTTCTATATGCTTCTTTTATTCTCTTTGCTTCTAGTTCGTTCTTATCTTTCTCAAACGCTAACCACATTAAACATTTATGGATTCCTGTTGTGGTGACCTCATCAAACTTAAGGAGATCTCCTCCAGCGATTGCATATATTGATTGATACCAACCCCACTTTTTTCCAAAAGATTCTTCTCTACTAGCGTACGCTCTTCCTGTGTCAATCGTTCCACCGAAGAGTTCAGGATATGTTTCGACAATTTTATCCCTAAACGATAAAAAAAAAGCAGCGCCCCTAGTGACACATTAAGTGGAGCATGCTTCATAAGCTCCTCGTACTTCTCATAGGTGGAATAAGGCTCAATATCATATAAATCCTTCCTTCTCTTAATTATTGGTCTATATAGCACGGCCATAGCCTTGTGCATATTGTCCCAGTCAGTAACCAAGCTGTCTAGATCTATATACTCCCCTGAGGTCATGTTGTCTAGGTTGGGTATCATACCAAACTCTATCTCCACACCATCACTACCTACCATACTAAATTTCTTTACTAGTGGGGTAGACTCATTAAGCACCTCCATAATCTTAGTAACAGCAAACTCATACAGCGCAGCAGGCATCCTCCTGATCTGCTCATAGGTAACGTCACAGAATATTTCAAGTAGTTTAATCTGTAGAAACTTGTTAGCCTCCTCGTCTTCCTTGTCAATATCCTTAGACACCTTCAAGAACTTCTGATACTGCTCTAATCTAATATCCTCTATGTTAGAGGGAACATTAAGTACGAATTTATCTTCCATCATATAGATAACCTTTATGTTTGTTTTTGTACCACTATAAATATTTCTTATACTAATATAGTCTAAAACTATGAACACTTTTAGGGTGGTTTAGTTATATATATGTATAAGATATTTTTTATTATCTTTGTCAAAGCAGCAGAGGATCTGCCTAAACCTCCAAACTTCTATAGAGATATAGTTGGTTCAGATAAAGTAAGTCTACTCAGATACTGCGTTGGTACTCTTTAGGAACCTTTGTAGCGCCCACCAACATACAGGCTGACTAGCACACAATTTTATTTTTATTTAAGGTTCATAGGGGGCGCAATCTATTCATACGTCAGATGTTATTTATGTTATGCCCCAAGCAACAACACCAGTGATGCGATCTGAGATTTAGTGTTGAATTCATTAAATTGAGTAACGGTTCCAGACGATTCCTCATATTACGTCTAAAAGTAACTGAGCTGAAAAAAAAGGCTTGGATAAATTTAAAAAAGTTTGTTACATCTCAAAAATATACTCTCTCACTCTCTCAACAAGTTACAAAAAAGTTGCCCCCCTGAGGGGGCGTTACTTTTACAGTTTGTCAAAGATCCCTTTTGCTATGGTTGCCTCGATTTGTTCCCTTTCAAATTCTGATTTGTCGATCTTAGCATATAACTTCTCACGCCATGCTGCCACCTCGAACGCGTCCGCGTCCCATGCGCCCCACGTTTTGACTGTTTTGCCATTCACCTGAACATGTATTAAGATACATGCGCCATCAGACGAGATTTTGTCAGAGAATTTAACCATGTACACCTGACCGCTAAACTCAGTTTTTGAATGCGCTTTGTCAAAGTTGATCTTTGATAGCTTTGCTAAAAATTCCTTTGTTGTTTCCATTTGTTAAATGTTTAATTATTTTACTTTGTAAATATCGCAATTAGTTTTTTAATATGCAAACTTTTATGCAATTATTTTTTTAAAATATTTTCTATCAAATTTAAAGCGCGATCCTCTAAATGTAGGTGAGTATATTAATAGTCCCTGATCCTCGATTTCAGTTCCAATACATTCTTGATCTAGATCTTTACTAAGGTTCTTGATCGCGTCTGTAATTTGTTTAAAGGCTAAAGCGCTTTGACCATGTAGCACCAGTGTAGGTTCTACTTCATCATTGTAGCTACTAACTACTTTAGCCCATGTTACTTTAGGGCTGAGCCTAGTTTGGAACATGTTTACAATTTCCTTTTCTGTTTTAGGGTTATTATTTAACCCAATGTTTAAAACTACTTTTTTCATGATCTTATTTTTTAGTTATTCAATTTCAGCGTAATATTCGAACGCCGCCCAAAATTCATAAATGTTATAAAGTATATTTTCTTGATATTTTTCAGGAATTATTTTTTCTAGATTAGACTCTGACAAATCTAACTTTTCGCCGTTTTTATATCGCTTTGCGAAATTTTTAGCGTAATAAAATGACATCTCGTTTAGTGGATTTTTGTACATGGCTTTTAATGTTTTAATGTTTCTACTCTACAAACATATGGCACAAATTCGACACTACCAAATTTATTTGCTAATTTATATTGATTCTAAATAAGAAAAAAAAGTGTTAAAAAATTTGGATATCTCATTTTCTTTTTGTATCTTAACGCGCATGCACCTGAGCGCGCCTACATGTGCGCATAAGCGCGCGCGCACCCCCCTATATTAAAGAGCCCCCCTGATTAAAGAGAGCCCCTATATTAAAAAGAAACTCTTAAGCCTCTCTTACTACATTCCAAACTATAGCTTGAAATTCATAACCTTTGAGCCCAAATTCTTTTGCTACCTGTTTAGTTGCTTTCACAATTTGGCCATATCTTAAATCTGTCAAGTTAGGTAGTATCATCTTATCAAAACAAGCGCGCATGTGCCAAACGTCAACCGTTACAAAGTCCGCATGTAGGTATGCTATATTTTGCACAAATGAATAAGTTTTAGGTGATCCATGCACGATCCTAGTTTTAAGGCGTGCAATATCGAAAGCTTTTTCCTTGTTATTGTGAAAGGTACAAACTTTGACTGACTCTATAGGTTCATTGTTTCGTACTGCTGAAAGAACTGCCTCAGCATCTTTTTTGTTTCTTTCCCATTTGTTTCTAGGGCTTAATGCGCTCAATACCTCAGCCACAATATAGGTAGGATACCCATATTTTACAGCCATAGTCTCGCACCATATATTGGCCTGTAGATACCATGCCTCGCCTCTCTCCTTTTGATCTTGATCTGCTATGTTATAAAAATAGCGTAAATTGTCCTTAATCTTGTTGATCTTGTAGTTGCTTAATCCTTTTACTTTAGTTGCCATCTTGATTTGTTTAATTGTTCACTACAAACATACGGCACGAAATCTAAACCACCAAATATTTTTCTATCATTTTTTCTTATAGCACCATCAAAGTTTTCTATTATATTTTCTGAGTGCGAAAATTGAGTTTTGATCTGTAGGAATTGACCCACCCCCTATATTAAAAAAGAAAGCCCCTCTTATTTAAAAGAGAGGCCATCTAAAACAACCAAACAAAATAAACTAAACTATTAATTCCTTCTCTAATTCTGCACGCTTGAGTCTTGCATTGGCCAAAGATCTTAAGAGCATTGCCTGCTCATCTTCTGTTAGATCTCCTCTTCTCACTCGCTCTGAGTAAGTCTTAACCTCTGTAGTGTAAAGGTTATACATCCTCCTTTTTTCTATCTGATCTATAAACTCCTCTGCCCAATCTGAAGCCCCAACATTCCAGCGAAAATTTACATCTGTCTTCGAGGCATCACGCTTGCACCTCCAATCATAGATCGTAAAGATAGACCCCTTGTATTCAATAGCCCACTCATAATTGATAGGGCAATTAACCCAAGTAAAGGTAGGCTCTCCTAGTATATCGACTAGGGTAAAGAAGCTACAATTAATGTAGCCCCTGCGACTTGGTGTATAGACGCTATCTAACGCCTCATCTTTAGTTAATGTCCTCATGATAAAAGAATAATTAGAAATCCTAGTATATAATAGGCGCTAACTAAGCTAATAGCTGCTGCTGCAATTGTTGCCATGAAAGAGGCAAATTCTTTGTTATTCATTGTCTTGATTTTTTAGTTCATATTTCCAAAGTATGTAGCTATTGGCTACTATGTCGTATATCCTGTTAAACTCATCCTGTTGATCTTCAGTGTATCTTAAGCACCCATCCTCTTCTATAGATGGCTCTACCCCTAAAATAT